CGCTGGCGGTCCAGGCGCCGGAAGACGTGGCCGTCAGCGACGTGAGCTTCTGGCCGGTCGCCTTGATGCCGATTTCGAGTTGGATGCCCTCGAAGTCGAAGCCCCAGCCCGTGTTGTCGGTGTAGCCGCGGATCTGGATCTTGATGGCCTTGCACTTCTGCCGGCCGGGCTTGAGCCGCAGGTGGAACTTGGTCGCCGAGAAAGAGGTCGCCGGGAGCGTCCACACCTCCTCGACGTCGGTGTCTGCCACGCCTTCGTCCGCGTAGTCGTAGGAGACACCCACTTCCATCCCGCCCGAGTACCAGTCGCCGAGGACGTGGATGCGCCGGATGCGCTCGAAGCCGGCGATGCCGGCGAGGGGGATCCAGCCGGTCTCGATGATCGGGAGGATCTCGGTCCCGGCGGGGTTGACGCGGGTCGCGGCGTCGCGGCTCTCGACGGACACGGTGCCGTCGGTGTCGAGCACATAGTATTCGTCGCCCGTGTTCCACGCGGAGACGGACGGAATCTCGGAGGCGGTGAGCCAGAGCCCGCCTTCGTGCTGCCCGCGCGCGGCGTACTGGTGCGCGAGCATGAACTTGGCCGCATAGTCACCGTCCTGGCCGTCGTCCACCGGGTCGGTGTGGAAGCGGACCTCGGTCTCGTGGCTCGCGGTGCCGGCGGAGACCACTTCCCAGGTGCCGAGGCTGTCCTGGATCGGCGCCCCGATGAAGGAGACGTTGTTCCCGCGGTCGAGCAGGTAGATCCCGCGCTGAGACTGGAAGTAGACGCCCGGCGGGGCCACGAGCACGCTCCGGGGGTAGATGCAGCCGCCGTCGGAGGGCACCGCCCGCGGGGTGCCGATCGAGCCGCCGGCGCCGTTCGCGTCCGGGCCGACTCCCACGCTCATCACGTACAGGCCGCGCTCGGTGAAGATCGCGAGTTTGTCGTCAAGGGCCGCCAGGGCGGTGAGTCGCCCGCGGTCACTGGGAACGGTCACTTCCAGGACGTCGTTGAACTCGGGGGCCCGGTTCAGCGTGTAGGGCTTGGAGTAGCGGACGCGGTCGCGCGTGGGCGGGATGTAGAAAACGCGGTCGCGGACCACGGCCATGCTCACCGGGGCGAGCGTCGGTTCGCTGGCCAGTTCGCCGTTCTGTACGTACTCGGGTTTGGTGGTGTCCTGCGTCCAGGCGGAGCGAACGAAGTCGAGGGTGTACGTGTAGAGGAGGAAGTCCGTGCCGAGGGTGGGCGCGAACGAGCCCATGTAGTACCGCTGCTCGGCCAGCGCCGCCGCGGGCGTGGTGGGCTCGGGGGCGGGCGGTGCCGCGTAGCCGGGGGGCACGACGCTGCCGTACAGCTCCACGGCGAGCGTGGCGCCGGTGTCCCCGTTGATCGCAGAATGCGGGAGCGAGTAGGTGAAGGTCAGCGTGGTCCCGAGGATGCCGTCGCCGACCGTGCCCACCGCGTTGCTCGGCGGGGAGCGGTGCTCGCGCCCGTAGCTATCGGTCCAGGTGGCGACGATCGAAAAGCTGACCGCCGCGTCGCTGTTGATGGCATCCGGGCCGCCGCCGCCGCCGCCCGTGGTGAGCGTCGAAGAGAAGATGTGCGGGGCCTCGTGGAGACTGTTCTCCGCGCCGCGGACGCCGTCGAACATGCCGAGCGTGCCGCCGGTCAGCAGCGTGCCAGCCTCGGTCTGGATGACCTGCTGCGTGCGAGCCTTGGCGCTGCGGGCGACCACGAGATCGATCCGCGACGAGGCGTCGTTCTCGGCGAGCGTGCTGCTCGACGGCTCGCGGAGTACGCGGGTCATCGGGAAAACGATCTCGCCCGCGACGGCTGCCGACGACGACAGCACGACGCTGTTGGGTAGGTGTTGGAACTCGTCGAAGTTCTGGATCGGCAGACTGGATGAGCCCGGCCGGCTGGGGGCGTCGGACAGGCGCGCGAAGAGCGCCCATCCCATTCCCGCCGCGGCGTCCACGCTGTGGCGCCCGAGGAACGCGCCCGGGTACTGCTGGAACGGCGTGGACGTGGACGTGATGCTGCTGATGCCGTTCTGCTCGTTCGTCAGGACCATCACGGCCTGCCCGGGAGTCAGTCCGTCCGAGAAGGCGCTGTGCGCGAGCATCGACAGGCGCGGCCCAGCGTACTCGGCCAGGACGGTCACCGCGGCGTCGTTGTCGGTGACGACCGACCACGTTCCCCACACGTGGAGCCCGCCCGACTTGTATCCCCAGGGGGAGCCGATCGACCAGATCAGATTGCCGAGGGCGTCCCAGGGCCGAACCGATCGCCGGATGCCGGTGACCCAGGGGTGCGCGTCGGCGGGCTCGAAGAGCGTCGACGCGGCCGGGGCAGCGGACAGCGTCATGTTGTTCCGGTAGCCGCGGATCGCCTGGGTGGCCGTCAGGCGGTGCCCGTACCAGAAGTACGTTCCGTTGGTGTAGACGAACGGCCCAGACGATCCGGTATAGGCGGTCGCCGAGACCATGGCGCCGGCCGAGTTGATCGTGTAGTAGACCACGTTCGCGCCGGTCTGGTACCCGAGCGCCACGAGCGCCAGAGAGCTGTTGCCGTGGACGTCATAGACCGACACGCCGCTGGCCAGCATCGCCGGCGTGGTGACCAGGAAGTCGCCCGCCGAGATCGTGTAGTAGCAGGTGTAGAGACCCCCTCCGGTCGCGACGCCGAAGAAGACGAAGCCCGTCGTGTTGGCGACCACGCGAACCTGCTGGTTCATGTTGGCGCCGAGATAGATCGGCCCCGCGAGCACCGCTTTGGTCTCGGGGTCGAGGAAAACCACGTAGGACTTGGCGGCGCGGCGCTCGGTCCAGGTCACGGCGAGCATGTCTCCGCGCGCGGCGATGTCGGGGTCGGCGGCGTTGCCGTCCGCCGTCACGAGCGGGAGCACGTCGATGTCCCACGGGTAGATGCTGGCCGTCCCGGGGCGGCGCCACTCGGGGCCGGCGCTGTTGTAGACGAAGAGCCCGTCGGAGGTTACCACGGCGGGCTGCCCGCGGTGGACGAAGACGGTCTTCGGGATCGGAGTCGACGTGAAATTGGTGTTGAACCAAGTCGCGAAGCCGTCCGGGTTGTCGGCGGCGCCGATGGTGGCGTCGTCCGTGCCGATCCCGGTGGTCGCGAGGCTCGTCCAGCCGAGCCGCTTGCTGTAGCTGCCGGCCTGCGTGCTGCGGATGTTGAGCGCCTGGCGCAGGAACGGAACGCGCGTGAGCCGCGGGGGCGAGCCCTCGTTGAGCCCCCCGTCGACGGGGATCTCCAGTGTCTGCCAGGAAAGCGCCACGCTACGCTCCTGGGGTGGCGTTGGCGAGGCGGTCCAGCGCTTCGGCGATCGTGGTCGGTGGGGAGCCTGCCCAGTCCGCGACGTCGCCCGGCGAATAGGTCCCCGCCGCGATCGTGCCCTCCGCCTCGGTCAGGCGCTCGTTGACGCCGCGGATCGTCTCGTTGATCTGCGAAACGGCGTCCTCTACCGCCCCGCCGAACTCGGGGTCGGTGCCGTGCGAGTAGCGGAGCTGCGCCGGGGTGACGGTCATCGGTAGAAGCCTCTCGGGTCGAGGATGCCTTCGCTGTCCAGGTCGCGCGCGGAGCCCGCGTCGGCGGTGTCCATCGTGGCCGCGTGGTACTTGATCCGTTGGAGGAGGCGCTCGCGCTCGGCCATGAGCAGGCGCACGTCGGACTCCTCCTTCGCCAGACACTTGATCGCCGCGTCGACCACCACGTACTCTTCCCAGCCCGAGTGGCCGAGGATGGTGGTCGTCCCGGGCCACGAAGACTCGGTGGTCGCCGCGGTCGCCGCCAGCGGGGGCGGCGTCGGGATGTAGATGATGTTGACCGTGTGGACTTCTTGCGGCGTCGGGATGAACGAGATCGATTTGAACGGCTGCGAGGCCGACATGGATCCGCCGATCACGTAGCGCACGTCGGCGCCGGTCCAGCCCGCGTCTCCGGCGCTGCGGTTCCGCTCCGGGAAGCTCGCGGCGCGGATCGGCACGTAACGCCCGTCCACGAGGATGTCGACACCGACGATCTTGTAGATGTCGTACGGCGCCTCCACCGTGTAGGGTGCGGAGAGGGGGAACGTCGACGCGATGTTGCCGTTGAGCCGGTAGGCGGCCTGGCCCGCGATCGTATTGAACGAGATCGACTCGTGGAAGTGATAGGGGCCCATCACCTCCAGGAGCACGTCGTACAGCTCCCCCCAGGAACCGTTGATGTACCCCTGAAGCTCCGAGTCGGAGACGAACGTGGTATCCTCCATGTCCGCGCGCTGGCGCACGCGAGCCTGGAGAGCCGTCATCCCGACCGGAGCGTAGGTGGTCATCAGTCCTTCGAGTAGTGGCGGACCACGGCGCGCAGGCTCTGGTCGAGCGCGTCGTCGGAATCAGACTTCAGCGCGTCCCGCAACTCGCGACGAAGGGCGGCCCCGATGTCCTCGGAGTCGCCCTTGTCGGTTGCGGGAGCGCCCTTCGAGGCCTCCTTGAGGAGGCGCGCGAGAGCACTCATTGTTTCTACTCCACGTTGCTGTTGACGACGAGACAGGCGAAGTGCAGGGTGTCCCCGGACGCCGCCTCGCCCACGAGGGGGGTACCGTCGAGGGTCGTGCACGTCAGGTCGATGGTCCGGTCGCTCGGGTCGATCGCCACAACCTTGACGAACAGGTCGTTGCCGTTGACCTCGAGCACGGGCTCGCCGAGCATGATGATCGACTGCACCGAGCCGCGACCCGGGAGGGTGATCGTGTAGTCGCCGACGTCGGTGCGGACCACGCTCCCCTTGTAGGGGAGGTTGGCCGTGCCCGCGAAGCCGAAGGAACAGGTGCCGACGGCGCCCGTGCTCCCGATCGCGAACTTCCCGGCGATGAGGATCCGCTCGATCCCGTAGGTGTCGAGCGGGGTGAAGGTGAGTCCGGTTAGGGCCATGCTAGCTCCTCCGCTCGCCTACTAGGCGAGCTGGATGTTGACGTTGTGGCCGGGGGCGTGGCACGCGAGTTGGCCGTAGCCGCCGCAGCGCACCTCGTAGCTGTCCGTGGTGCTCTCGCGGAGCATGCGGGTGTCCTCGTCGAACACCTCCGGGAGCGAACCGCAGGAGACCAGCTCCCACGACTCTTCGTCGAGGCCCCAGATCCGGTCGACCTGGCAGAGGGGGTCGGCGTAGACCGCCACCTCCGACGGGCCCGACTGCACGCGGATGGTCGCCACGCCGAGGCGCTGGCTCTCCTTCTCGTCGCGCACGACCTGGCTCCCCAGCTCCTTCTGAAGCTCGTTCCAGCGCGAGGGGTGCATGCAGAAGTGCGAGAGGCGCACGTCCTGCTCGAACGCCAGCGAGCCGGCGTCCATGAGGGCGTCCATGATGCGGAGCCCGCTCGCGTCGAGCCGGAGCCCGCCGAGCTTGTCGGTGTCGACGGCGCGGTTCACGCCGAAGAACGTGGTGGAACTGGGCGCCGCCGCGGGGCACCAGTCCTCGAAGCCGGCGATGCCCAGGAGATGGCTCCCCGTGGTCACGTCGCCGTGGCGGTGGATGTAGTCGCCCTGCCCGGCAGTGGCCTCTACGGCGGACCAGCTGCCCCCCGTGAGGTCGACGGCCGCCCCGCCCTCGCTCTCCGAGACGGTGATCGTGCCGGCCGAGCGGTCGATCGCGGTCACGTAGAGCGCGGTGCCGCTGTTCCGCAGGTTGTCGCCGATCGACGTCCCCGTGTCGTCCTCGTCCGAGAG